GCCAGCCTGCTGGTGCTGCTGCTGGAGGAGGGCGCACAGCCGTCTACATTCAGAACACCGGGCCGATCATGCAGACCCCTGACGGCAGCCAATGGGCCAGGGTTGAGGATCTAGCTGCAGTGGCTGAGGCTGTAGCGATCATGGCCTCAGGGAGGCGCTGACGATGGCGATCGGACAAGCCTGCTTCGTTGATCTGTACGATGGTCCCGCCGTTGTGGCCCGATGGCAGGACCACTGGATCAGGCAGGTAGTGACGTGGGAAGGGCAGCCCTGGAGCTACCGGCAGTTCGATTGGAGCGGCATCGTCTCCGGTCAGCTGACAGGACAGCAGGGCACCCTGACGCTGCCCCGCACGCCATCGGTGCTACGGCTGCAGCAGCAGGCGCTAGCGGCGCCATGGCAGGCCCGGATCAGGGTCTACCATTTCGACGAGGCGCTAGGGGTTGCCGCGCCCTATGCCCAGCAACAGCTAGTCGGCACAGCACGGGGTCAGATCACCGGCGCAACCGGTACCCTGGAATCAACCACATGGACCCTAGGCGGCGCTGTGGAAGCCTCGTCTGTGCAGATCCTGCCACTGGTCGCGAATAGCAGCATCATCGGGATACCCTGCCAGCTATGACACTACCTCAACCTGCCATTGGACAAGGGGCGAAATACATCAGGGCGGTATCGATCGACGAGGGTCAAAAGCGTCTTAGAGTCGACTATTTCAGCGATCAGCAGGTAGACCTGCTCAAGAAACAGGACCCGAAAAAATACGATGAAATTGTTAAAGCCACTGCAATCAATCGCGCTGCAATTGCCAGTTTTCTCAGCCGCGTGCGGTCTGAAGCGCAGAGCACCGAATCGGGTCGACCAATTGAACCAGTGCAGGCACGGCCAGACTCACCGCTGAACGAACCGCAGCAGGCCATGGCGATCGGTGATTCCATCCCTGTGATCCATTGCCGTCGCCGCAATAGTGCTGGCGGTGTGCTGGTTCGGCCGGCTGCTACGGAGGCGCGCTTCGAGAACACGGCCACCCGGATTGTCAGTTACTACCACTGCATCCTGGGCCAGGGGCGCATCACTTCCCCGCAGGTCCGTGACTTCAGGCATGGCGCGATCCGCACGGGGACATTCTCGGCGAACTACAACCAGCGAGCCGGTAGCTGGCTGCCAGGGGTTGCGACCACCAGCCAGTCATATCAACTGCCGCGATTCCCGGCGATCTGCGGCGGCGGCGGATCCTACCGAGGTGTCACCACACTCGAATACAGGGTAGAGACGCTGCCAGGCACAGACGACTGGAGCATCGGCGCCAACGTGTTCATTCGCGATGGGCAGGAGATCAGCCGCGGCCGGATCCTTGACGGCGTTGTTGGCCCCTCGGATAACGTGGTCGATCTGATCCGCTGGCAACTGGATCAGTCGGGCCTGGTGCCTGACAGCATGATTGATGCCGACAGCCTGCTAGCAGCGGCGCAGTTCACAGACACGTATCAGCTGTTGTTCAATAGCGAAATCAGGGATTCTGAGAATCTGACCAGTTGGTTAGAGCGGATCCTGCCGTACTTCCTGTTGCGCGAGACCAAGATCGGCGGCCGGTTCGGGCTCCGCCCTCTGGTGCCAATCGGGCCAGACGGGGCCATAGACACCAGCCCAATCGAACCGCGATGGATCCTGAACGAAACCAATATCGTGCCTGGCTCCTACCAAGATACGTGGTATGACCCGGCAAGCAGACGGGCGAAACGCTACCAGTTGAATTGGCGGCAGCAGGCCAGTGAAACCGATATACCGTTCACCCGATCGCTTGACTACGGGCCATCGGGGGCGGAGATCGAGCAGCACGACCTATCGTCGTTCGCGACCACTGAGATCCACGCCGCCAGGGTTGGCGCCTACCTGCATGGCCGGCGCACACTCTGCAGCCATGGCGTGAATGTGACGCTACAGCCTGGCTTCTATTCTGGCGCGATCCTGGAGGGTGACATCATCGCGCTAGATCTGACCATCCGCCCCAACACCGAGGCGCCTGGAGTGCATCGGTATTGGTACCAGGTCGATGGAATCAGCAGGGACCGCGGGGGCGCGGAGAGCCTGCAGCTCAGCCACTACCCTGTGGACGAGGCCGGCCGGTCGTTGTTGGCGCTGCTAGTGGCCTCGGCCTCCGGCCCTGGGCTGCTGCTGCCCCCTCCGGCGATCACCAGCAGCGCAGAGCCCGGCCGGCAGGACGAGGCCGGCAGGGCCAGCAATACGTCGGTGCCGGCGCCTGTGGCGTCTCCAGCAGTGCCGTTCGATTCTGGATCCTCAACACTGGATCCGGCCCCCGCACCGACGAAAGCCCCCGAGGATGGCCCCGGCGGTGGGAGTGATGGTGATAAAGACGATGATGAGGATGGGCCCGAGACCGGAACCAGCGATGGCCCCAGCGATCAGCAGCCTGCGAAGGAGCCATCACCAGGCGATGAAAAACAGCCGCCGGAGAAACCCGAACCACCAGGCCAGGGATGCAAGCATGGCGTGCACTACATCAAGTGGGAGCTTATTGGCGCCGAGCCTGTTATTGGCGGCGGGTGGCAGCCTGGACTACCGACACAGATTTACAGCAAAGGGCCATTGTCCCCAAGGATTAGCCTATTGCAGACCGATCAGAACGGTAAGAAAATCCTAAGGGTAGATCTATCGTGGTTCGGTTGGTCTACGCTGCAGCCACCAGACCCTAACACCAACCTACACACCTATCCACCAGGATCTCAAACCCTACTCCTATTCGCGTCGCCTGATTATAGTGCGCCATACGTACAAACTGAAATCGAAACGTTCTGCCTGCTGCCAGACGGAACGCCACCCCCATACACACCACCGTAACCGATGGCAACCTTCCCGGCCCTAGTGCCGACCGCCATGCGGCTTACCCCAGGCCGATGGGGCGGTACGCAGATCAGCAATCTTGCAGGCGGCATCACGCCAGTTCGGCACTCGTCTACCGAGGCAGGCCGCGCCCTGTCGCTGTCGTTCATTCTGACCAGAACCGAACTATATCAACTGCGCGATCACTGCCTAGGACAGCTGTCCAATATGGACGGTTTCACCTTTACTACTACCACCATCCCCGCTAGCTATACCCCGCCTGGTTCATGGTGGTTCTACACTGGGCCGCCGCAAATCACAGACCAGCAGTCCGACTACTTCACGGTAGACATCGAGGTTCAGTCTGAGCCTATGCCGATCTTCACCATGGCCGGCGGTGCGTTTCATGTTCGCCCGCGCCTGGCGATCGGCAGCCCAACCGCCATACTGCAGGGTACTGCGCTGACAGCATCTCCGGCCCTGTCTGCTGGCGCGATCACCAGCGCGATCACCAGCGCGATCACCGCGCCCGCCCCCGCCAGCGCCGCCGCCCACACGATCGGAAACCCCGCCTCGTCCCCCGGCCACAACGCGATCGCCGATACCGCTCCCATCGCCGCCGCCGACGAAACCCCCAGGCTCGACGGCGTCGCCAGCGCGTCCCGCAGCAGCGCCTGGAACAACGCCCCCGCTGCCGACAGAGCCGCGCCCGTAATCAACGCCAGCAGCGTCCGCGTCATCCGCAGCTCGACGAAGATGTCCCAGTCCGGCGCCTCCCGCCGCCACAGCTTCCCGTAGTCCATCCCGCTCCCGCCCAGAAACGGACACACCGCCACCGCCGCCACCGCCAGCAGCAGCAGCGGAGACGGAGGAGGAGGGCGGCGGCGATGCGGACGGGAGTGCTAGGGGCGGCGGTGCAGGTGACGGCGCGGCAGTGCAGCAGCAGGGCCACGCGGAGGGCGCCGATGTGCCCGCGGCCCCCGCGCCCTCGCTGCCCGCACCCGCACCCGCACCCGCACCCGCACCCGCACCCGCACCCGCACCCGCGCCCGCGCCCGAGGCTGCTGCTGCGCCCGCCGCCGAGGAGCCTGCCCCGAGGCCGGCCGCACCCAAGACCAAGGCGAAGCGCCGCTACGAGACGCCTCCGGCCGTGCCGGTGGCGGTCAAGAAGCGCGCGCGCAAGGACTTCGCGGGCACGACGTCGGACCACCTCCGCCCGGCCGATGCCCCCACCGCCGCGCACGACGAGCTGCACGACGCCAAGAAGCCGAAGAAGGGCAAGAAGGCCGACGACCTCATGTCGGGCGGCACCGGCAAGCTCACGGTCGTCGTGCCCAAGAAGCTCCGGAAGGCCGCGGAGAAGGAAGCCGCACGGCGCGGCCTCGACGTCGACGCCGTCGTCGCCGACCTCCTCCACGCCTGGCTCACCGGCCGCCGCTGAACCGAGGCCCGCGAGTAACTGCCGTAGTCGTCGGTTCCGCGCCTCCGAAAGCGATGACAACGGCAGTTGCTCGCGTCAGGGCACCGGGTGGGCGCCGTCGTACGTCAGGAAGCCGGGGTACTTCGCCACGAGCGCCCCGGTGACGGCGATGCAGGCGATGCCGCCGGAGACCACGGAGAACGTCTCGCCGGCGAGCGCTGCCACCGTGCCGGATTCGACGTCGCCGAGCCTCGGGCCGCC